AACAAGTCGTTCTATACCGGCGAGGACATTGAGGCTACGACAGAAGAAGGGCTACTACCGGAAGCACGTACACGCGAGAAAACAACTGGGGCTGCTATGGCTGTTGGCAACGCGCTGGGTGTTTCGCCTGTTAAAGTAGACTACTTAGCTAACGCATACTTCGGTGGTTACGGTCTGATGCTGATGAACATGCTAGGCGCTGTTATGCCAGCAACTGAAGGTCCTGAAGCGCCGACTAAACGTATGTCTGAAATGCCTCTGGTGGGTTCTATGTTCCAGCCTAACAACGGCAGAGCACAACTGGATGCGTTTTTTAAAAACGCTGAACAGTACACGCAGATTAAAAACACATTCGACAGTCTGATTGAGAATGGCAAACTTAAAGAAGCCGAAGAGTTTGCCGACAAGTATGGGCGCGAGATTGTTACTGCTAGCGTTTCTGAAAAGTTCAAGAACCAGATGTCTGAGTTCTCAAAGATGGAACGCCTTGTTCGCGCTTCGTCCCTCAAGCCTGATGAAAAGCGTTTACGTGTTGACGAGATACGTTATGCCAAGGACGACTTCGCGGCTGCGTTTAATGCCGCCGCCCGCCAATAGTAAACAACACACCGAGCTTGCCATCCTTGATGGCTGGCTCGGCTTTCCCCCACTTACGTACGCGGATACCTTCTTTTAATCCTTCCTCCCGCGTCTTCTCAAGTTCCAACGTTGGTACAAAAAACCCACCATAGCGAGGCAGCGCAGCCCAAGGGTATTTAACTGTCAGCTTCTTAGCCATTTTAGCCAAACGACTCTCTGGGCTGACTGATCTTAACCACGTTCACACGCATAGGTGGTCCGTTGGTTTTGCGCAATAGATCAAACTTATTGATGTACTGCACTCGGTAGATGTTTTCTATGTCACGCTTAAAGTCAGAGAAGCTAAACCCCATTGCAGCACAATGTGCTTTTAGTTGCTGCTCCTCGATGTAGAAGTCAACAAACCCCGGCGCTACCTCGTGCTCCACACGCCCTGCTACCTTAGTACGCAACGTGTTCTTCTCAACCAACGTATCGTCGCCAAACCGCACACCAATAGGATCAGCCGCAGAAAACACAACAAGGTTGCCATAGAAAGTCGTAGTGTAATCTGACAAAACATCCTCTGCCGTCCTAACACTTGCGCGCATCAGCTTGCGCTGCTCCACTACCATACCCTTTAACGCTTTGATAATACCTTCGATGGGCAGGTTAACAATCCCTGCGTAGTTGTCGCCCGCAAGAATAGCTCCGGTCACATCAGCGGCGCAGCCCGCCAACCAAAAGCGCTCATCGTCCACGATGCTGAACTCGACTTTAAGCCGTGCTTCTACTTCTTTGTATACACGTTGTATAGTCTCGCGGTTCTTTACAGCCCACTGAGCAAACAGGGGACCGGCAACGCCATAGCTGTCTTCATACGTTTTAATAAGCTCAAGCTCTTCAGGAGACCAACGCAATTTAGTGCGTGGGTTGTGCTCCAAAACACGACGCAGTTCACCCTCAGACGAATGCTTACGCACACCTGTCATGTAATCTAGCACCACCGTGTTGGATGCCATCAAAGCTAGACCCTTCCAGAACGACGTGTTAATCCGTTCCTTGTTAGCCCCTGACTCCATCCTGTCCTTGCCACCACCCTCGCTGTAACTAAAGCAAAAGGAAGGGAACCACTCCAAGTTGGCACGGTTTTTAGTTGTGATCTCATCTGAGATCAGCGCCAGACTGCCTAGTAGGCCAGCCCTTTGCAGCATAGCAACGTCCGATGTAGCTGCGCCTACGCGGTAGCGGTTAGGATGCCCCCAGATAGACGCTGCCATACGCAGCGCGTATGACTTACCAGTACCTGACTCTCTGTGCCCCAAGTGAAACGTCATGCCGTCAATGCCAGAGAACGCCATAACAACAGAACCAAACCCAACACAGGCGCTTGCTAGTAGTGGATGCAAATCTGCAGGTTTGTTGTAGGTGGACGAGGCCAATAAAAGAAAGCGCTTGCGCCACCCCTCCAACGTACCCTCGCGTCCTGTTGCATGAAACACGTTCTCCAGACCCGGCATAGGAATCTTACGAATCGAACCATCAATACCGTAGATCAAGTTATGGTGGACAAACGAGCTGTCCTTCTGCCATCCGTAGTTAGACGGCACACCCATAGCCCCACGCCCTGAACTGTAGTTCTCAACACAACCACGCACGTACATCCACAACTGGGCATCGTTACCTGCACCAAACGCTGCAATAATATTCTGTGATGCTAGTGACTTGGCGATCTCATCCTTGCCAATAATAACTTTCTGTGGAAACAAAATATCTACTGCACCTTCAGGACGCAGCGCCACCATGTGAACCGTGTGGTCGCCATCAATAGGTTTTAGTATGTCCATGACAAACAGATCGTAGGGCAGGATCATACGTTGTGCAGTTACCTTGTTACCTTCCTCATCCGTCGTCGTCTCTTCGCGATAGATGCCCCCCGTTTTGCCATACGAGAACCCGCGAGGCGCTGTCGGGCGAACATACGTAACCTGCGTTGCTTCTTCGTGGGGTGCAGTAGGCTGCTTAACAACCTGTATAACCTTCTCCTCAACCTCAACTTGCACCTCCCTGCCAAGCGCCAATGGGTTAGTTATCTTGCCGTAGTGCTTGCAACCTGTGCAGATGCCGGGGTTTTCACTATCAAACTTAGTGCATGGGTATGGACCTTTGATCTCGCGCAGCTTCTGCGCCATGCGTTCTTTAGTATATGGATGACGGTCAGTAAGAAAGTTCGATGCTTTAACACCGTCTTCGCACTTCGTTGCAATAGAAAGCCAACCGCGCCATAGCGGCTCCATCCCATCTTCAGCAGCGTTTTCAAGGTAGTGTGCGAGCTGTCCGCAGCCTTCACCTTTAGTTGTCTTGTTTAAGATTGTCTTAAAGAACGTGGACGAATTCTCAAACAGCTTGAGTGTGGTTGCTGTCGCAGGTAACGTAGGTCTTTTGCCGGGTATGGCTTCAAAATCTTTTACCGGAGGTATGTCTATGAGATTCTCACGGACGATCTTGGCAAAGTCGTCAAACAAAAACATCTCTGGCGATGGCTCCTGCCATACAACCACCGGCAACGTGATGCCATACTTTCTGACTCGCTTCCAGTTAGTAGTGCCGGGCACACGCAATACACGCGCTGCATCAGCAGGTACAGAGAAATCAATCTTCAAGCCTTCTTGCTTGCACAGGCGTTTAAAGTTTTCAGCAACAGGTTTCCACGCAGCTATATCGACGTTAGCTGTTAAAGGCCAGTACACATGATAGCCCCCGCCTGAATCAACGACGAGAGGCAAACCTAGTTTATCTAAACCTGTTTTACTAAGGAACGCATTAAACGCAGCAAGACCAAGTTCTTTATCAGCGTAAGTCTTGGGACCATCTTCTGCGCAATCAATGTCGAGAAAGAATGAACGCATAACCTTAGCGTTCTCTGCCGTACGATCGCCAGAATGTTTGTACGCCGCTAAAGCAAAGTACGCATCCTTTTCGTCACGGTCAAACTGTGCCGCGTTAACGGCAAGCTCTTCCAATGAGCTACCAAAGATGTGCTCTTTCCTGCGGGAATCAAATTCCGCAATGCAATAAAAAGCTTCAGAGAAAGGAAGTACCGCCGTTAGAAAATCTAACGGTTTCATTAACGCTCCCATATATTAGCGTCCGGTTGTTGGGTTAACTAAAGTCTCGAGGCGTTTAATTATTTCTTCTTGCCAGTCCACAGGCAGCTTACCTTCTGAAAGCATTATGTCTGCGTACCGCACAAGTTCTTTATCTGTTAACTGGCTAAATTGAACGTTGAACATATTCTTCTCCGTGCTTCCTCGCGTGTTGGGGAGGATTGTAGTATTTGTAAAAGCGACGAAACAGCGGCGCGATAAGGTTGTAGTACCTCACCGCCTGAGAACCAGTTGTAAACGGTCTGCCGTGTTGCTCCTGTCGCACCGGAAATCAAAGTCACAGGAACATCTAAATGAATAGCATAGCGTCCGACTTGGTTGCCGAGCGTCTTAGGTGCTTTCATTATCCTGTCTATAACTGTATGTGCGTATGGCATAGGTGTCTAGTAGTTGAGAATGTGGGGTCACTAAGGTAGGAAAGTTCAATGTCACACTTATAAGCCCTAGCCCCCACTGCCGGTGTTATTCGCCACCTCCGGCTGGGCTTTACATGGTGCCGGTTACGATTATCCGGCGTATGTGTCGATGCTACGTTGGCCCATACCGACTCTGTTTAGTCGTCTGTCTCGTCCCAAGCGTCGACTAATTTGTTTAAATCAGCGCCGCCTTTAGGAACGTTCTTACCAACGACTGCTTCTTTGCGTACTGTTGGCTCGTCACCATCGTCTTCTTCAACTTTTGGCTTGGCTTTCTTTACGGCTTTCGGTACCGCACCTGCTACTTCAGACGGCGACACAACTTTAGTATCGGTTTGTGCCACAGTCATCGTAACTGCGTTTAATGCTTCGCGGGTCTGACCCTTCTCGGTAGACACCGCAAACTCATCATCAGTCAACCAACGCTTCGCTTCAAAGAACAGCTTCGGAACCGGAGCCTTCGTATCAAAACGCAGACGCGTAACAACTGCATCAGGACCCGCGCCCATCGCCGTCATATAACGAGCGTACGCTTGCAGGGGGCGATTCTTACCTTCTTCCTTACCAAAGATTGACTGCGCAGGTAACGCCAACTGCATAACGTCGCCATTCAGATCGTTCTCTAGTACAACAGCCAGACGCTGACTGTAACGGCATGCGCGGCTAGTGCCGTCTCCTGAACCCGCGATGTTCTGTGGGCAGGTAGCGCATGTGCTGCTCTGTGGGTTTTCAGCTTTTGCGTCAGGACGCTCGCCATCAGCAGACCAACAAGTCGGGGCTGATGTATTACCTTCTTCGTACTTACCCATGTAGAAAGTGCGTGACACTTTCGGGGCTGCGTTAACGATAACTACATCGAGGTAGCGCTCATCAATGGCTGCAACTTCTTCGCCATTAGAAATCAGACGGAATACACCGCCTTTAATAGAAATACGTTTGCCACCACCAACGCCTCCACCTGCTAGGGCTTTAGCAACTGCTGACAACTCACCGCGTTTGACGAATGAAGGGACTGACGAAGGGTTAAATTCAATAATGTTAGACATAATAGACTCATTTAGTAGGTTTACGAACACTGATCTGATACACCGTATCAGAGTTAAGCCCCGGCGGTACTAACGCTGGGTTTTCTTCAAGGAACTGCGCCATGTTGCGTTGTGCAATGCGCCTCTCCAGAAGGTCTACGGCATCGTTCTGGATAATAAACTCTTTGAACGAACCCCAATCTTGGGTGGTATACCGTGTTTTGGTTCCGAGCATAACGGTGCCGGCATCAGTCTTCATCGACTTCGTACCAAGCGCCATCATCTGCGTTTTCATAGCGTTCTCGATCTCATCTTCCTGCTTGTCGAGTGTTGCTAGTTCTTCTTCATACTGTGAAGTCAGCTCTGCCTTGGCAGTCCTAATTTTTAGGTAGACCTTAGCGAGCTTATCCATTGGGACAAGTTCTGTATTCATTTTTTAGCTCCATGTGGTTGGGTACTGCTGTCAAACATTTTACAACCGGCTTTTTTAAGATGCAAGCTCTTCTTCATATAATTTAACTAGTCCCGCGTGTTCGTCCACGCGGCTTGCCAATTTCCTAAACATCTTCTTTTCCAAATCACTACCCTCGATGTGCACGACAGTCACCTTGTCTGAGTTCTGACCAACACGATCAGTACGAGCGCAGCATTGTAGATATGTTTCTACACTCATGACAGGCCCCCAAAACACCACCGTATCTGCTGCGGTTAGTGTGACCCCATGCGATGCTGACTGAGGCTGAATGACTAGTACACGAGGTGACTCGGTAGTCTGGAACTGTTTAAAAATTGATGTGCGCTTAGACGCTGACACATCGCCGTGTATTTGCATACATTCAATATTATTCTTTTGCAAATAATCATATATCGTATCAATACTGTGGCGATATGGAGCAAACACCAACACTTTACGGTTTGTTTCTTCTAGCACTTCCAGTAAAACATTCAAGCGCGGGGCGCAGTCAAAGGTAACAACTTCTTGGTTGTCGGTGTACGCTGCTCCCGCGCTAATCTGTAATAGCTTGTTCACACCTGCGGCTGCGTTAACTGCGGTGATGGTCTCTCCTGCGGCTTGCATCACCATGCGATCCTTTAACAGCTTGTAATACTTAGCTTGCTGCGCTGTCATTGGGACTTCACGCGTGACAGTAATAACTGGGGGTAGATCAAGGCACTGCGCTTTTGTAAACCGAATAGCGGGTTGCAACGCTTCGTGCACGTCCGCACCTGCCGTTGGTTTGGGTATCCACTTAAAGCGTGTTGCTTGGTACAGAACCTTGTCACGCCACCCTGTTTGAAACTTAGGCACAGCATCGGGGTTAACCAACTTAGCTAGGCCGTACGCATCCATAGGAGACTGCGCTGCCGGTGTACCTGTCATCATCCACAAATACGTGCGTGGGTTTAATACTTTTGCTAGCGACTTAAAGCGTTGTGTTCCTACATTCTTATACGCATTACATTCGTCGACAATCACCAGATCAAACGTGCCGTCTTTAACTACCTCATCAGCAATTAAGTTCAAGCCTTCGTAGTTAGTAATAACAAAATCGTACCCACCCTTGACCATCTCCAACCTACGTGCTGCCTGTGAATGGTGGGCTACGATACAGCTACGATGAATGATGCTGTTGTTTAAATCCTGCATCCACGCCGAAGTCATGATGGACAGCGGGCACAAAATTAAACAACGTCGTACTTCTTTAATCTTCATCAAGTAGTCCGCTGCCCACAACGCTGAGAGCGTCTTGCCTGTGCCGGGTTCAGAAAAAACAAACCCACGCCTGTTTAGCGTTAGGAAAGATGCTGTTTCGCGTTGATGAACAAACGGTGTAAAGCGTCCGGGCCAGTCGTACTTACCCTCAATGGGGGACGGTACTTTCTTTACGCCCAGATTGCGCAGGACTCGCGCTTCGTCTAATCCAAAATGTACTGCTACTTCGTATATGCCGTTGTTATGACTGACTATCTTATGCTTGGGAATGATGGAATACTTATCAGGGTCCCGCGTCTTTAAAAGATATAGTTTGTTGTCAATGACTTGCATTACTTATTGTCCCCTTGGTTTACGCTCTTGCTTCGCAACCGTAAATTACCTTTGGTTGACGTGCCACCTTTGCGTAACGGTTTAATGTGGTCGATGTCTTTTCCGCTTCTATCAATGCCCAGTTTGTCGTACATTTTTCTCGCTCTTTGGCGCTCTGACTGGGCACTATCTTTGCCGGACTTGCCGGTCTGTAAATCTCTTTGATACTCTTTCTTGTAGT